AAAAGAAGGAACCACCAAAACAAAAGGTGGTTTACTTCTTGCAGAAAACCAACGTGAAGATATACGTTACACAGAAGCTAAAGTATTATCAGCTGGTGAACAAGTCGAAGGATTAAAAGAAGGTGATAGAATCTTTTTTGATCGACACGCTGGGCATAAAATAGAAATAGACAAAAAAACATATCACGTTATTAAAGCGCAAGATGTAGTTGTTGTTTTATGAAAAGGCTAGACGCAGATGACATAAAGAATATGAATCTGTTTAAACATTATCGTATAATACGTAAATGGGCTTGCAGGAACAACGACCTTAATGATGCTGATCTAGAGTTATTGATATACTTAGACTGCATGGATATGTTTACAAAAAAAGATTTTGAAGCCGGTAGTTATTCCTATAGTTGGGATAACCGCCGCTGGAATCGTTTGTTAAAAGAAGGTTGGATAGTTGTTTGGAGAAAAAGAAACAGAACAACTCAAAAATATCACATATACAAAACTTCGTTTAAATGCAAGCATTTAATAAAGCATATGTATAGAATTATACTAGGTCAAGATGACTTGCCAACTAGCAATCACAGAAACAGTATCATGAAGGGTAAGACGTATACTGATAAAGTTCTTATAACTTCTATTAAAAACGTCAATAAAGATAAAAACAGATAATTATGGCAAAATGCTCAAAATGTAGCTCACCAGTTTGTAAATGCGGACCATTGCACTACTCACCTTTAAATCAATATGGTTCACTAGCAGAAGTTATAAAAAGAAGTAATTCAGTAGATACCTCAGCTGGCGCAAGCCCTGGTGACATAAACTCAGGTTTATTTGGCGCTATGAGATCTGCTGTGGATCCAAATCAACCCCAAACACCAACAGGTACCACCGGCGGGTTAATGCAGGGTGTTAGAGCTGGGAATTTAATGGGCGGTGTTAATCAAGCAACAGGTACTACCGGTGGACTAATGCAAGGTGCTTCAGCCGGTATGACAACTGGTGTAGGTGTTCAAGACGATTTTCAATCTACTACTGAAGAAAGACTAACGGCTCTAGAAAGTGGTGGACAAGTTCAAGGCGCACANACTTTAGAAAGTGGAGCTACTAGTGATTTTATACCTCAAAACCAACAAGAGGTTGTTAGATCAGTTGTAGATGGCAATAAGCCTTCAGATAGAGGTATACAGCGAATGATGTCTAAAAGAAATTTATAAAACAAAACAACATGAAAAATATTAAAAACTTAAAAGTAGATCTATCAGGTCAAGTAGGTGAAAACGCTATTTGGGACGGGCCATTAAGCAAAGAAGGTTTCCCAATGGGAAAAGGATCTAGCTCAGGCAAAGATGGATTAGAAGTATCTAAATATCCTTGCGATTATAAAGCAGGACCAATTACACAACGCGCAAAAACATACAAATAATGAGTTCACCATTTCAAAAAAAATTTTCAGTAAAAAATCCCTTTTTTTTAATGAAAAATAAACAAAAAAATCCAAAATTAAACTCTGTAGACACTGAAAGCGATTTACCAGAAGCTCAGTTCGCAGGAGATGACATAGAGTCTTACGACCCTAAAGGAGCTGTTGTTGCCGAAAGACTTAAAGAAAACTACTCTGAATCTGTAGATCCACAAAAGTTTCCAGGGGACGACGGTTACGATTAATTAATACCTAAAACAATAACAATGGCATACAAACAAACTCCTCTAAACATGGGTCCATCACCTTTAAAAGGTAACTACGAAAGCGGCGTTGACGGTATACGTTATGTTTCCACTGCACCTGCTTTTCAAGACATGCAAAACAAGATAGCCGGTGGAACTGCAAAAGCTATAGACGGTCTTAAACCTAAAGAACCAGATACTAGTAAAGAAACTAATTCTAGTGATTACGATAACTCTGTTACTAATATCTACAATTACGGAAATCAAGGTAAAGATAAAGTTGTATATGACTTCAAAGGAGTTGATACGGATTTCGGTCTTGATTACAAACCAGAAACTCCACCTATGTCCGGAAGTAGCGGTGGTGGTGGTTCAGATACTATTAAAAATAGAACCAAAATTAACGTAAGACTCTCAGATTCGCAAGCTTGGAAAGGTATGTCTAGTGAAGAAAAATTAAAATATGGAAGTTTAGGAAATTTTAAAAAAGCAGCTCAAAAATACAGAGACGATTATGGTACTAAAAAATGGGACGAAACCCAAACGGAGAGAACAGGTGTTTCTCAAGTAGGAACAAGGACTAGAAAATATGAAACTAAAAACCAAGACCCAGAAAAATTAATATCGGACATAATAACAGGAGATTACTATGGAATCTAAAGGGCTAGGTGATACAGTTGAAAAAATCACCACAGCAACTGGCGTGAAAAAAATAATTAGCTTAGCTTCTGAAAAAATAGGAAAACCTTGTGGTTGCAATAAAAGAAAAGAAATACTAAACAAAATTTTTCCTTATAAAAAATAAATATGGCTTTTAAACTAGATAACCCACCTTTCCACATGGACAACACTCCAATATATCGAGTAGATATGGAAGACGGTGTTATGGGAAAAGCTAACAACAATGGTTCTATAACCATAAATAAAGATTTACATCCAGATCAAGTAGAAGATGTAGTTGCTCACGAGAAAATTCATTTAGAACAAATGGATAGAGGTGATTTAGATTACGACGATGATTACGTATACTGGAAAGGTAAAAAATATTCACGAGCCGATATGAAGGAAGGTGCTAAAAACCTGCCTTGGGAGGCTGAAGCTTATAGAAGATCATAATGAAGACATCTAAGACAGGTTATTTAAAAAACAGCCCTGATGTTAACGAGCCTCAAAATACTATATTAGGAGGCGATATAACAATGAAAGGAGTCGATTTTAAAGTACTAGGTACTGATGACCGAGGATATACAAAAATAATGTACCCAGGATATGACTATAAATTTCCTGGCGCGAAATACGTAACAGAAACACCAATTAAAAAATAAAAAAATGAAACCATTTACAAACAAACACTCTATCGCAGCAGGATCACCACTACACGTAGGAGATAAAAAAAAGAGTGTTCAACCTAATAGAGGCGTAGTAGATAAAAATCCAACTTCAAGGCTAGTATATGACGGTAGTATTGTTAGAGAAAGAGCTACTAATGAAATTGTACTTGGTGGAGGCAGAGATGCTAGTGGTAAATTTCACCCTAGAACAGAGGCTCAAAAAAAAGCGGATAAAAGATAGTGAAAAAAATAATTCAATGGCTATCAGGTGGCGTTATCAAAGAGATTGGTAACGTCATCGACAAGCTTACTACAACCGAGGAAGAAAGGTTAGAAGTAAAGAAACAAATACAGCAGATATTAGAAGACGCAGATACTAAAGCTCAATTAGAAGTTAGCAAGCGTTGGGAAGCAGATATGAAGTCTGATAGTTTTTTAAGTAAAAACATTAGACCAATGATATTAATATATCTAACTGTAATCTTTACGTCTTTAGCTTTCTTTGATGGTAACATAGGTGAGTTTGGGCTAGCTAAAGAATATATACCAATATTTCAAACATTGTTAGTAACCGTTTACGGAGCTTATTTTGTAGGTAGAACTTGGGAAAAAGCAAAGTCAATAAGTAATAAATAGAAAAACAAGTAATAATAAATTATAAACAATTAAATTAAATCAAATGAGTAAAAAAATCACAGAAGAGCAATTAAAACAAATCAACGAAAGCCAAGATAAACTAATGGGTTTAGTTAATCAAATTGGTATTTTAGAATCACAAAAGCATGGACTTTTACATCAAGTGGCAGATGCTAACAAAGAGCTAGAAGANTACAANCTTGAGTTAGAAAAAGAGTACGGTCCAGTTAATATAAACCTAAAAACAGGTGAATATGAANTTATTGAAGAAGACGCTAAACTAGAAAAAGCGTAATATGTCTTCAATTGTAAGAAAAATAAGTATTGGNTCTGACTACAAAAACGATGCTATGCATTATTCTGTAGGTCAACAAGTTTATGGAGGTCACGAGATTTCACATATACTTTTTGACGAGTCTGATAACTCTTACAATATTCACATTAAGAAAAACAACGAGGTAATGCCATGGAAGAAGTTTAATTCTCACATGGCAATATCCGTTGAATATGACTTAGAGTATTGAAAGCTTTATATGACTTTATAGTAGAGCCGTTAGGCGAAAAATACAGTAATAAAATAACAATAGCAGGTAAGGAGTTAGTTGTAAATACAAAAATTGAAGATTTTAAATTTGTCAATAGACTAGCTAAAGTAGTAGAAACACCTCAGGCTTTTAATACTGATATTGAAGTTGGTGATATAATTGTTATACACCAAAACGTGTTTAGAGTATTCTATGACATGAAGGGGAGAAAAAAGAAAAGTAGATCTTGGTTTAAAGATGAGTGGCATTTTTGNGCTATAGATCAAATTTACTTATATAATAAAGGTGACAAATGGAGGTCTTTCGGAGACAGATGTTTTGTTTCACCTATAAAAAATACAGAGTCTTTAACGCTAGATAAAGAAAGAAGCCTTGTTGGTATATTAAAATATGACAATAGCTCTTTAAATGCGCTAGGAATTAACTCAGGAGACTTAGTTGGCTATACGCCTAACGGAGAATGGGAGTTTTTGATTGACGGAAAAAGATTATACTGTATGAAATCTAATGATATCGTAATTAAATATGAATACCAAGGAAACGAAGTTGAACATAATCCAAGCTGGGCAAAAAGCAGTAGAGGAGTTGATCAAAGTAGCTAAAGAAGCTATTGTTGATTCGGATGACGATATATCGGCTGACAGATTAAAAAACGCTGCAGCTACAAAAAAGTTAGCTATATTTGATGCTTTTGAAATACTAAATAGAATAGAAGCTGAAGAAAATATGTTAAACGAAAAACCAGTGGAAGTTAAAGAAGAAAAATCTTTTAAAGGCTTTGCAGAAGGGAGATCTAAGTAATGTACGAGCAAACTTTATACAAAGTATTAGAAGACTACATAAAGCCTAAAGTTCTTAAAAGAATGAATAGGTATAAGAAGTGGGAGTACGGTTATAACGAAGAACACGATTTGGTGGTTATAAGTAAAACCGGTGAAATAGGTGAAATTTATGAAATACANGATTTAAAAATAGCTTTACCAAAAGCTGAAAATATACANACATTTGAAGACGACAGATGGAGTTACACTGAGTACCCAAAGGAGCTTAGTAAAATAAAATCAGTATTTGACTGGGAAGAATATCCTTTGGAATTTAAAGAAAAATGGTATGATTACATTGATGAAGAATTTAATAGAAGAGGACAGGGTTTTTGGTTTTATAATAAAGGGTTGGCTACTTACATTACTGGCACTAACTATATGTACTTGCAGTGGAGCAAGATTGACGTTGGGCAGCCNGACTTTAGGGAATCAAACAGATTATTCTACATATTCTGGGAAGCTTGNAAAGCAGATAAACGTAGCTACGGAATGTGCTACCTTAAAAACAGACGATCGGGTTTTTCGTTTATGGCTTCAGGAGAAACCGTTAACCAAGCAACGATATCTTCAGATGCTAGATTTGGTATATTGTCCAAATCTGGACCAGATGCAAAGAAGATGTTTACAGACAAAGTTGTACCAATATCAGTCAATTACCCCTTCTTTTTCAAGCCAATACAGGACGGAATGGATCGACCGAAGACAGAGCTCGCTTATAGAGTTCCCGCGTCAAAGTTTACGAGACGCAAGCTCGATTCAAACGAGAAGCTACAAGAGATCACAGGGCTCGACACGACGATCGACTGGAAAAACACGGGGGACAACTCGTATGACGGTGAGAAATTAAAACTACTAGTACACGATGAAAGTGGAAAGTGGGAGAGACCAACTAATATATTAAATAACTGGAGGGTTACAAGAACTTGTTTAAGACTAGGTTCAAGAATTATAGGCAAGTGTATGATGGGATCAACNTCAAACGCCTTAGATAAAGGAGGAGATAACTTTAAAAAACTTTACAATGATTCAGACGTTACACAAAGAAACGCCAATGGACAGACTCGCTCAGGACTCTATTCTTTGTTCATACCTATGGAATGGAACTACGAAGGCTACATTGATTCTTATGGCTTTCCTGTATTCAACACACCA